TTAGAAGCTGAATTGTCAAAGAACGGGCGGATGGCAATGCTTGTTTGTTTTACAGAGCCTTTACCTGTTTCTACCATTGTGAAATTTTCCATGTTTGTTGGTTTTATTTTGTTGGTTATTAAATCTTAAAAAAAAGGGAGGAGTTTCCCCCTCCCTTGTATATATAGAGTGGATTAGAATGATCCACCTGTGATTGGGTTTCTCATCACAATCTTAAGGACTTTAGTTGGATCCTTAACCCAGATAGCTGGCATAGTCTGAGACATCATTACACGGTACCCATTGAATTGTCCAGAAGACTGGAATCCTTGGCTACGTCCCATGTAGTCCATAGTACCATTTTGATACCACCATTTCAATTGATTATCCCAAGATAACTTCAACAAGTAAATGTTATCATTAGTGTTATCAGTGATATCAAAGATAATGAATGAATAAGAACTTAATGGGAAACCATCAATGATTGGGTTTTCAATATCATTAGTGTGAACATTGTCAAATGCTGGGTTAAGTACAAACTTAACATTTGCCAAGAATGGAATTACATATGAAGTATAAGCAAATCCAAAGTTCAAGTCCATACCTTTACCAGTGATTGCACCAATATCAGCAGCCTGAATAAGTAAACCTGAAGATACAGCCTCACGCTTGATAGCTTCATTTACCATTCTCATACCACCCATACCAGTTTGAACTACTAAAGATCTTTTTGGATCTGGACCTTGGAATTCAACTTTACCATTGAAGAAGTTGTAGATCTCTCCACGGAATAAATCAAGTGTAAAGTTATTTTTGTTGTATACTCTTTTGAATGAGTTATCCAACTGTTTCCAAAGACCCACAGATAATCTTAGATCATCTGGACCATCTTGACGTACTCTACCTCCTTGTCCCCACATTAAGTAAGTCTCAATGTCAGTTGCAATTTTAGAAAGGTGAGCTGCTTCCATTGTAGTTAAGAAAGTTCTAGATAAGTCTCCGTTGTCAAATGCACGTTTAACTTTATCTTTTCCTAATGTCTTAACCATGTCATCTAAAGATGTGATTGATGGATCAATGTTTTTGTCAAATGTTCTCCAGATCTCAGTTACAGGAACTGTACCATCTGCATTCATTCCACCTTTGATCATCAAGTCAGCACGGCTAGAGATAGAATAGTGAACATGAGCTTCAGCACCACCAACAAAGTTATAGAATTCACGGAATCCTGTTCTTGTTGTGATATCTGAGAATCTTTCACCATATTCTCCACGGGCAGAACCTTTACGGAAAACTTTAGTACCATTAGCCAAGTACTTGTTATCTAAGTATTTATAGTTGTCATTATTTACCAACTGCACTGTATAGATATAAGCATCTCCTAATGGAAGAATATCTTCAGCAGTAATGTACATCTCAACACCATTGTATTTGTCATAAGTGATGATATCACCATGTCCAAATTCTCTTCTGTTAAGTTTGATACGGAAGGTTGAACCTTCAATACCTTTAAAGTTGTTCTCTGGTTCAATGTCCTCAAGGATGTAAGGTAGATCTACAGACACAGGAGTCTGCCATCTATACTCACCACGAGCATTATCAACCATAATTACATTTTTACCACCAAAGCTAGACATTTGGTAAAGAGGCATTTCTACCTTCTGAGCCATAGCCCAAAGGTCCACTGGACCTAAATCCATTGGTTCTGCATCCTTCAACATGTTAACCAAGTGATAAGAGTCTACATGTGACGTAGCATTGTACGCGGTATCCCGTAGAAATATACCATTGTTTAAAACTGGAGTTGCCATTTTTATTTGTTTTTATTTGTTACTATTTAATTAAAATCTCTTGAACAAGTTATTTGGTCTTGAGATAGTTCTTTGCTGTGTTTGTTTTGCAGAAGGTTTTCTTCTTGTATCATCCTCATCATCATTAGAAGAAGATGTAAGTTTTCTGGACTCTTCTGTTTTTAATTGTCTTACAGTTTTTTCAACTGCTTGTCTACTTCCTTGTTCTTTTACTTTAGCTTTATATCCAGTTGGATCTGCAAGTAACCATAATGCTTCTGCAATCAGGTCATGTCTTGGTTCTACAAATTGATATTTTTCTAGTAAGTGACCAAGTAAGTTTGTTTGTTTTCCAGAAATTGAAGAATAACTTGGTTGTACTAATCCTGAGTAAAGTAAACTTTGAACTTTTCTATCAAGCTTTACTCCTCCAATTTCACCTTTTGCAAGTGTGCTATATACATTTTCTGTATAAGCTTTTGCTGCTTTTTCTTGTTGAGATTTCTTTTGCTCTTGTTCAGCTAACTGTCTTGCAACAATCTCTTCTTGCATTCTATCTAACTTAGGTTTGAATTGATTTGCTTTTTGTCCTAATTTATCTAAGTCAGCCCAATCTTGAATTTCTGATTCTATTTCTTCCGCTGTTCCAAAGTTAGTTGCATAAAGATATTGTCTTGCAATTTCAGCTTGATCTTGTTCATTATCTGGATCTAACTCAAACATTTCTTCTACTTGAGCTAGTGTTCTGAACAGACCTTTAAGATCTTGACCTCCATCAGCTACATACTTAGCTGCTATCTGAAGTTCTTCTGGTAGAGACTGAAAGAATTCCTTTGGTGTGTTCTCTCTTACTTTAGCTTCTCTTTCATTGAAGTTAGCTTCAAATAACTCTCTGAAGTCTTTAGTGGTGTATTCTTCTAAAGGTTTGTCATCATCAAATGCCATTAGCTCACCATCTTCAATCATTTTTTGAGCTAACTCATAAAGACCAGATTTATCTACTTTAGGTCTTCCTTTGTTACCAGCCTCTTCTTCTTGAGTAATTAATCCATCAAGCTCGGCTATAGTTTCTTCAACTTCTGCTTTCTTTTCAGCTGCTTCCTCCCTTTCTTTAGGAGTAGCAGGTGAGTTGTCAAGGAACGTGGTGTCTATATTTTCTTTAGAGAACATAGACTTTGGTTTTTCTTCTTCTTTACCATCTGTAGGAAGCATTACACTTTCTGCACCTGGTACTCCAAAGATCTCATCAATATTTACATCTACTTGCTCTACCGTTGTAGAGTCTTTTACCTCATCACTAAGGTTTTGTGTCTCATTGGTCATTGTTGTTGGTTTTATGTTATACTTTAATATACAAAATAAACTTGATAAATTTAAAAGACTAGGAATAAAAATTTTGCATTATATAGCTAAAGCTTATTTCTTTTCCTTAGAATTTTTCTGATCAAATCTGTTTTTATTAGTTTGTGCTACCTGCAATTGCTTGTCAGCTATCTCTCTTTGCACTTGTAACTTCTCTCTTTCTATGTTATTCTTATCTCTATCTAACATAACTCTGTTGTTCTCTTTCTGACTTTGTAAGTTAACCTGAGACTGGAATTGCTCAGACTTTCTTATTTCATTCATTTGGTCTGCAAAGTCTGACTGTTGATTTTGATTTATATCAACGGTAGATCCATAACCAGCAGCTCTAATCTCAGCAACTAGTATATCTCTTTGTCTATCTTTCTCTTTCTCAGCTGCAACAGCATCAAGTTTCATTTTCTCTATCTCTTGTTGTTTTTGCATTTGCTCTTCCTGCATTTGTTGTTGGCTTTGTAATTCCATCTCTTTAGATTTCTGTGCTTTAGCCTCAGAATCTTTAAGTACAGTATTAAGTTGAGCAATAGATTCAGATTGTACAATTCTACCCAAGTCATATACAGAAGCTCCGGTAGTATTGTTATTCATTGCCATCTGCTTTAATTGCTCTAGTATAGCTCTATGATTAGCATTTGTACTAACAAATATATTTAGATCCCGCATAAGCAGATCAGTACCATTTACCTGGAAGTTAACTTTCTCATCAGCTGATGTGATATAAGTTAGTCTTGTAGATGGTTTTGTAGAGTGATAGTATTGTGCTAGGTCAGTTCTCATCTGATGTACTCTAGGCATTAGATAATCACAGTGCTGTATAAAGAATACTTCTGTTTGAGCATATGAAGATGCAACAGCTTGTTCTACTCCGGTAGCAGTTTGTTGTGATAACTGTTGTCCCATTCTTTGAGGGTTAACACCTATTACTTCATAAGCTTGTTGCTTAAAATGATTAGCTAACTGTATCCTTGACATTAATCTTTCTGTCTGAGATAGATCTAGTTTCTGGAAATGTTGGAAGTTTAACGCATTCTCTGTATTTGTGATAGATGTATCTAGAGGTAGCATCTGGAAGTTCTTCATTGCCACATATGCTTTAGCTAGATTACCTTTCCCCCAGTCTTCTCCTAATGAGTGTCTTGGTAAAGTATTCTGGTCAAGCATGATAATAGTACCAAGCTCATCTACCAGGATATCTGCTATTTGGTTATTTACTATGTTATAGCCAATCTGGTATGGCTTCATTAAGTCAATAAGTGCAGTAGACTTAGTATTTCTATCTGAAAAAACTGCACCCTCTACTGGAAGTTTACAACCATATAGTGTAGCATCACCTTTAAATTGGAATTTAATTGGTCCTATTTTGTTTCTGTTTACACCTAGATATATTGGTGCAAATCCACCAGGGTTATTCATACCCCAGAAAGATGGAATATTTGGTCCGATCTTTACACCACCCCATACTTCATTAATCCAGATCCAGTCTATATGTTCACCAAATACAAGATTATCTTTACTCTTATTTTTTATAAGTCTTGTATCATATATGGGCTTATCAGTTATTTTATAGTCTTCAGTTATGACATCATTAAACACTTCTCCGGAATCAGATATCTTAGTAAGATGTCCAACTTTTCTCTGTGACTTCCAATATACTGTAGATACTCTTAACAAATAAGCAGTACCTTGATCATAGTAGTCTTCTCCTTCAGAAAGGATTTGTGTAATAACATCTCCTCCTTCTAGTACATTACCTGTCATAGCTGTGGTATACTGACGGTATCCTAATGAAGGCATGTTAGTATTCCATTCATGAGATTTAGTTCCATCATAGAAACTACCATCATTCTGCATACCACCAATATTGTATCCGGCAGATCTGATAGGATATACAGCTTCCAGTGCAGCTAATTGCTCTTCAGACATAATATAACCATATCTGTCAATAACATCAGAAGGAGTCATCATATCTGTTTTACCTACCCAGTTACCCTGAGATATATATCTGGCATCTGGAGATTTGTGATAGAATGTGATAGCAGGATTCCAAAGTTCTACTTCATAATCATCCTCCATCATACGGAAGTGCCAGAACTCACGGTCTGTAATTAACATGTCACGGAAACCTCTTTCTTCAAGTTCATCCATGTTGAATCTTTCTACATCAACTTTATGCTGGTGTGTAGCCCATTCTTCTACCATAGATTTATAATCTTTGCGGAAGAACATTTCTATTTCTGGAAGTGACTTAAGTTTTTCTGGTGATACTTCTTGTTGAAATTCTTCAGACTCAGGATCCATACCCTGTTCTACTAAAGCAGCCTGGATTTTCATCTGTGCATCAGATAGTAATGTTTCCTCTACCATCTTTCTTTTTTGTTCAAGCATCTCATTATATGATAGCTCATCCATAGCTCTGTATGTAACCTTGCTTGATCTTTTAGCAAATTCAGCTACTAGAACATTAATAACATTTGGGATAATTGGGTAGAACTTTAACTCAAGAGCTGAAGCATCTTCTTTAGTAAGTATCTCTACAATGTCTCTGTAGTCATTATCTTCTTCTACTATATAATCTGACTTATCTATAATACCTTTAGCTAGTTTATAGTTTTTCATTAGTCTTCTGGCATTTCTCCGGATCTGTTTTAGACCCTGCCACTCATGCCAGTCTAAATTCCAAGCAGCCCATTCCTCATCCTTTTCTTTTCTTGGTAAGAATTGTAATGGTTGGGTAATGGTACCCATTCTATTACTCTGAGTCTTTGCTCCTGATTTTGCCTGTAACGCGTTTATTATTTGCATAATGTTCTACTTTATATTTTTAAATGGAGATTTCTTAAAAGATTGTCCATTTGCAAGTTGGCCTGATCCCATGTGACGAAACAGACTCTTATTTAATTTAAACAAATTTTCTGACTTTTGCAAGTTTTTGGCCACATCATCCATGATTGTTATTTTTGGATAACCTTTATTTGATTCTTGAATTCTCATGAATGCAACCAAAGCAGCAAAGGAAACTAGTCTATCCACATTGACTCCATCTGCATATTCTCTCATTTCTTTAATTAACATAGGATCAGGAAGCCTTTCTATACCATATTTAGTTCTAACTATAGTACCATCTGGTTTTGTTTCTACATCTATTTCTTCCTTACAATATTCTATAGCATAACTAAGAAGATGTGCTTTAAATAATGTTCCTGTGTTTTTCCAACCATACTCCTGAAACACATTGGCATTGGATCCAAGATCCTTTAGAAACATGATCTGACCTTTAGGTACTAGATACTTTTGTTTTTTTCTGGATATCATATACTGGATAAACAAGGATATGTTATTCTCTATTAGTGTCCATGCATTGTACCACTCTATAATTAGTTCTAGTTTCTGGTGGGTTTTGTTTATATCATCAAATCTACCGCACCATGCAGCTACTATTTTACCTTGTTCTATATATGTCTCTGTTTCAACACCAGTAACCTTAGTTACTTGAATTGGAGCTTTCATTACATATATAGAACATAGTGATTCTGAGGTAGTTGTCTTTCCTTCAGATACAGGGTCAATAGATGCATAATATGTTTTAGCAAACTCAGCATCTTTAACTGGTCTTTCCCATACCACTAATACTCCTGTTTTATCTTCAGTCTTTTTAGATATAGGAAACTCAGATATAGGTCTTTTGTTTGTAGGCATTACAGCCGGTTTACCATTCTCATCTGTACTTATGTCTAAAAACTCATAACCATATGTCTTTTCCTCTATTCTTCTTTCTTGTGCTGCAAGTAAATGTGTTGGGAACACAGATACAGTTCTGTGATCAAATGCTTCTTTTATATTCCTTGGATGCTGAGATATCCTAAGCTGATAATCCTCAGCACTTAGTTCTTTCTTCCATTTCTCAAATTGTTCATCCAATGCTTTTAATGCAGCTTCTACAAGTGAATTACCATATTCATCTATATGTGGTGGCATAGACCATTGTTCAGGAATAAATAAACCTGACATGCCTATAGTACCTTTATCATCTATGAGATCTGTTTCTACTGCATATATGTCTTTAGATAAAGGATTTAGGATCATATCTCTCAATGGATTACACTGAGATAGATCACCCACAGATCCTGCAGCTATAAACATTCCTGTAGTAATAAGTCCAGATCTCATGGCTGGACGCATGTACTCATATGTCTGATCCATCTTAGGAGCAATTCCAGCCTCCTCATGAAAGAAGTATTTAACCGGACCCCCTACACCATTTGTTGGATCTTTCTCAAATGACATACCTTGAATAGTACCTTTGAGGCCTACTTCTGTATTTCTATCACCTCTTCTTACTTGGATCTTTTGTTGCCACATCATCACTTTATCTGGTGACATTGGACGGTACCATGCTGTATGTTCATTTAAGAATGCTGCATATTCCTGTAAGAATTTCCAGGATCCTTTCTCATTGATATAATCTTTAAGACTGGCTCCCATCTTAAGAGTAACCCCAGCCTCAAACCATTGTTGATTTATAAACTTACCCATGTGATAGTAAGAAGAAGCTATCTGCCGTTTCTTTAATATAGCTGAGTGTTTATAGTTTAACTCTGCTAACAATTCATATAAGGCCATATGATACTGAGCATCCCTAATTTTAGCAAAGCCAAACTGCTGGATCTCTTTATCAAAGATAGGTAAGAAGTTTAGCCACATATAATATTCTCTTGCAAGAAACCATGTGTTATCTTTATCTTTTACTATTACACCTTTACGGCATTTTGTTTTTTGATCATCCCAGTAAGTTATAAAGTCTTTGGATTTAAAGGGAGCTGTAGTATATACTCCATCTTTTTTGAATTTGACTGACTCAGATATGAAAACTTTATTGGTAGTTTCATTGAAGTTGTACTTACCTGGTTCTTTAAATAGTCCAAAGATAAAGTTACTGAACTCTTCTCTGGATTCAAAACTTGTTGTTGTCCAGTTTCCATTTTCATATGTTGGTATGTCTTGATAAATTTCACTCATAAGTATTTGATTTAGAACTAATTAAGAATCATACGCAAGCCCTTGGCCTCCGCGTACTCTACTTGATTGTTCTTCTTGAAGATCTTTATAAGCTCCTTTAAATGATTGCCTAATAGCTTCATAGTTTTTAGCTGCACTAATGAGTGAGTTTATATTCCCATCTCTACCTGCAGTTATGGTTGTTACCTCCATATATCTTGCTAATCTATCTAACATGGATGCAATACCTTTATATGCTCTGGATGTTGGAGTTTCATACATTCTCTGACAGAACTGTAGAGCCGTGAATACTGCATCATCCTCTGTTGAGAACTCACCTTCTATCTGTTGCATTATCAGATTCTCCTTATCTATATCTGGTGTATAGAAGAATGGATTCATATCCGGATTGGGACATGTCATGTAGAAAAGATATTGGTATATTTTTAGGTAATCATCCGGATACTCTTCCATTATATCTTTAAGAGCTTTTAGTGTATAACAGTGTTCTGTTGGTACCACAATATTATTCTGTACATCAAAGAGTTTGATTAACATATTTATTTCTTTTTAATTGGGTTATCTTTCATATAATGTATAACTGCCTGCACTTCATCTACCAAGTAAGGTATAGAGATTGGTATAACTTCTTTTATTACAGGTTCCCCTCTCTCATCTTTCTTTGTAATAGGATAGCCCCAGTTATCTTCTCTTTCAACTTCAAATGTTATATGATGAACAAATATTCTTCCTGGTTTTAGTTTGGGGTTATGCTTTAGTATAATATACATATAAATACTCAATTGTAAAGCATAGTGATTAAAGTGGCAGTCATCTAAACTATCTACCGGTGATAACATCTTATCAGTTACACCTTCCCAGTTAGTGAAGCCTTCCATCTTAATTTCTTTATTAGTCTTGTAGTCAATAATATTTACTTTACCATTGACTACTTCAACTAAATCTGACTGGCCACATAAGCCTGCTGACTTAAGATAGACCATATGTTCTGGATACACGCCTGGTTCTAGTTTTTGATTTGGTGCTACCCTGATGCCATTATTTTCACCAGATGGGCTAAATACAGGTACAGTAACACCTTCTCTCTCTAATGAAGCTAAAGAACATAAATCATCTTCTCTTTGGTTATGATACCATGTGCCAAGGGTGGTAGATCTATCAGCTTCATTTTTCCAAATCTCTTGTATAATAACAGGATCCACACCATACCATTTAGATGTCTTTTTCTTGCTCACCTTCTCTGCAGTTTTCTTTGCATCAAATGGTTTTTTTAAAGCAGCTATTACTGTAGTTACACTAGTCCAGTTTATCTTCTCTTCAGGATTTAAACTCTTATAGCTATGGTCCTCAGCTGTAAATATTATACTCATTTTTTCAATTGTTCTAAAGCAAGTATTGCTATGTTAAAGTTATCTATATCCTCAGACATAAGCATTGTCTTTAAGTTCTTTACCACATCTGGTTCAATATTTTTATTTTCTTCCATCCATTCTAGATAGTCAATAGTATTTCTAACTGCTAATGCATGGTTTATCATACTACCAGTTGTAATGGATATTTGTCTTCCTTGAGGAGCAATACCATCAGTCATTAGGGATTCTAGTTCTACCCATTTCATGCATTCTCTATAATTGTGTTGGCTAATAAAACTGATGCATCATCTTCAGACATAAGCATCTTCCTGATATTACTTACTTCTTCTTGATTAAACTTACCTTCCATGCTAGCTATCTTAAGTCTTAGAAATTTATTTTCAAGCTCTAATCTTTCTAGTCTACCTAGAATTTCTGATAATGTACTTGTTGATGTAACTGAAGGTGGTATACTTTGCAGTTGCTCCCATATACCATTTGTATTTATATTTGTGTTTCCAGGAATTGTATTAATAGTCTTATTAGGATCACTAACATATATACCCGCATTGTGCAATCTATCTGTAAACTTTGACATACTATTAATCTTCAAGTTCATCTAACTTATCTTCTATCTCTTCAGTAGTAAGAGCTTCCCATTTACCTAGTGGACATGATGATGATAGAGATCTAGTCTTGAAATTAAGTGAACATCCACATTCATTACAACATGGAGCAGTACCTTTTACAGCACATTTCTTTCCTTTGTGTTCACATTCCTCACAGATACTGTATCTTAATCTGGCTATTTCCTCTACTGTCTCATCTCTGATAACTGAGTTAGTTATACCTTCAATTATTTGGTTTCTGTTCTCCCAAATTAGTTTTAGTGTGTTTTTCATCTTTTTCTTTTTTAAAAGTTTCTCTTCTTTGTTCCTCTAACAGAATCTTCTGTTCTAATACAATAAGCAAGTCAAGCTTTGACTCAATTCTTTTTTTATTAAAGAATGCTCCAAAAGTGGATGTGTCATGGTTTTCTAAGGACTTTTTAAATCTTGGTATAGACTTTTTTACTGTAGAGCCTTTTGCTATAAACTGACCTAAACCATCTATGTTTATTCTTGGATGCTCTAGGTTTGCCACACATTCTCTAATTCTTTTATAGTAAAAGTCTATAAGGTTTTCTACCAGTACCTGATCTACATCAAGATCCTCAGCTACATTCCTATATAAACTAGATGCTTTCTTGGGTATCATTCTGACCAAAGAATTTGTAATCTAATAATATATTCCCACTTGTTTGTATCTTCAGATCCGGATTTAAACTGATGATCTTTTTGTTATCCTTGTCCTTTATTACTAATCCATTTTTCTCAGCTTTATTAATACAGTTTCTAACAGTCTGTGGTGTTTTAAATATCCACTCCTCTTCAGAAGATGCATCATAACAGAAATTGGTTAGCTCTATAGGTTCATTAAAGCTTAACAATGTTAAACAGTTTAAGTCAGATTCACTCATTGTTATACGGTTAATATAACAATGAGTTAGTATCTGAAATTTTACAACATCCCATTTGGGCATTTTGACCCTCTTTTGTACTTGATTTACAAGTGCCATGGTTTATTGTTTTTTAAGCTTTCTTTCTTTTGGAGCTTCTGCTGTTTCTAATTCATCTTCTTCATCAAATTCTTCATGATTTTGAGGATTCATCATCATTGCCATTTGAACTTGGAACTGTGCTCTTCTAAATCTTACTTCATCAATCTCAGCAAGTTTCTTCTCATAATTAAGTTGAGCATCCAGATAAGGAATTGAGTCTTCATAAAACTTAAGCATGTCAGCTTTTTTTGCAGCTAATTCTTCTGCGGACATTTCCATTTCTGGTTCATGTTGGTTCATGTTTTCCATTTTATATATTTTATATGTTTAGGCAAATATACAATAAAAGTTTAAACTAAATATATTTAAAACAAAAAATCCAGGCATACAAAGTACCTGGATTAGTATGTGTAGTATAAATTAATTATAGTCCTGGGACTCTTCTGCTTCTATTGTAGCTTCTTACTGATTGTCTATTACCTGGACATTTTTTCTTTTTTCTTCTTCTTGGTCCACCAGGTCCTTCTTGTACCATTTCATAACACTCACCGCTAGCAGTATCTGTCATACCACCAACTTCATAGCTTTTCATTGATCTTATCATTGGTGCAGGACCACCTTTCTGCATTGACTTACAAAATGTTATAGCATCTGTAACTCCTTTTAGTCCATTTTTCATAGTTATCTATTTTTAAGTGTTAAGTTTAATATAGTAAAAGAATAGAAGTTTCTGTTTGGGTCTATCTCTATAGAGAACAGATCAAGCATAGATACTCTAGCTCTAACGGTAATTGTTTTCCAATTAGGCTTATGACTTTTCCAGTTGTTTCTAAACTTCATACTACAGAGATAATAACATGTCAATTAATTCTTGCTGCGGGAACATATCCACTTTTCCTCTTATTATGTTAGTATGAGAATACATACCTGGAGTCTTGTTTGCTCTATCAAGATCTAATACATCAAATCCATCAGCTCCTCTTGCTTTAACATATTCTACTAAACCTACTCTAGGGTCAATATCATATTTGTCAGCTACAAAAAGGATCCATTGCTTTAATGTTTCAATCTGAGCATCTGAGTATTTATGCCAGAACTGGAAACCACGGAACGGTTTAGCTAGTTTTACTATCTGGTTAGGATCTGCTGGTGTATTAACATAAGTCTTTCCATTTACTATCTGACCCATGTTACACACCTCAATAGCTACAGAGTTTCTATGCATAACAGAGTTACCTGTACCTGTATGCCACCCATATCCTCCTTCAGGAAAACATTGGATTAGTTCACCGTCAAACTTAGTATTACTATTTCTTACAGATTGACCACCTAATATAAATTCAGTAGCTACGTTACCTCTGTTATCTCTAGCCCACATATCAGCAACTTGGTATGGATCTTCCCATCCTGCTGTGTGGTGTAAGAATATCCATTGTTTTTTTACAGGACCAGGGAAGTAAGTTCCTACTGGCATGTAATGTTTCTTAATCTCTAATGCTTTTTCTACTTCTAGATTCTCAGCATTGTCAGTATTAAGAATACCCATATGAGCCCAAGTCTTAGGACCAACTACTCCATCAGGTACTAAACCATTTTTCTTTTGGTAAGATTTTACTGCTGATTCTGTTTTTGGACCAAAGATTCCGTCAGCTGTAAGTTTTAAAAATTCTTGAAGAGTCACCACTGCTGGGCCCTTACTTCCTTTTTTTAAAACATCCATTATTTCTTACGGTTAAATTTTTTACTCATCATATGAGCAACCCATTTACCAACTCTTTGTAGTACTGGAGTCTCAGCTTCTACTTTAACTGTAGTGCCTTTATCTGTCTTAGTAACTTCTACATCTAATTTTCTAGAGTCTAGTACAAACTTCTTTTCTTCTTCATCAGCTTTTACTGTAACATCTACTTTAGGTGTATCTACTACTACATCTAATTTTTTGTCTTTTTTCTTAACGCTTACTCTGGTTTTCTTTACCTTAACTTCAGCATTAATTTCCACTGGTGTTTTTGCTTTCTTTGCCATCTTTCTTTTTTTTATTGGTTATTGTTTTTTTATCTTGGTTATCTTCAACAGTTAGTTGAGATAAAGTAGCTGCTACTGTTCCTGCAGTTACTAAATAACCAGCTACTGTAACTACTGCTGCTGGTAATGTTATTGGAGCTGCAACTATTACTCCTGCTGCTGCACCTACTGCAATAGCAATCTTCTGTACATTCTTCCAGAATTTAGGAGTAGAAGCATTCCATCTTTTTTTTATATTAGTCATGTCTGCTATTTATTATGAATAACTTTACTGCATCTGACAATTCACTAACATTCTTTGCTAAGTTTTTAATTTCAAGCTGTGTCAGTTCTTGTAGTGCTTGATATTTTATTTGACTTTCTTGTTGTACTAGTTCTATTTTACCTTTTAATTTACCTTGTTCTTCTGTATTTTTTCTAACATCAGAGTGTATCATTTTTAAAAAGTATCCAAATATAGTAAAAATTAAACTAGCTATAAAAAGGATGAGTGTTATTAACCAGGTTTCCATTGTTATTATGTTATAAATATATATTATAATATACAAAAAATAATTGAAACTACAATAGGCAACTAAGTATATTTACTTAGTGAATACAGTAAAAAACACATCAAATGTAGATTTTTCTTCTACAGTTAAATCATCATAGAGTACTTCTTGAAAGTCTCCTACATTGATTCCATCAACATTTATACCTACAAATCTTTTTACAACTTCCTCACCAACAAATACTTGGTTATATTCAATGGTTATTTTACTATTTACTAAAGACATGAAATCATTATATACCACTAAGTACTCACCTGTTAATTCAGAGATTGTAAAATATTTTTGCTCTTGTGTTTTTAAATTTTGAGATACCAAAGTATCAGAAAGCTTTAATATGTCTATTTTATAAGTGTCCATTATATTGTGATATTATTATAAGTTGTATTAATAGTAACTGCTGATAAAGTAACATTAGCATTTATTGGAGTTGTTGCTCCTTTAAATACTGTATTTGTTACTACACCAGTAAATGCATTTGTGCCTCTAATACAGTTAGCAGATGTATTAGCTACCTGAATATAATTATTTACAAATGCAGGATTACCTGATGATGGACCTATTGAAATAGCATGACCAGCAGCATTATTATAGTCTGTAATTATAGAGCAGTTATAAAAAGATGCACCATAGTCTACATCATAAACAGTAATATTTCCAGATGAATAAAATGAACTATTGTAAAATTTAGACATATTTGCAAATGGTCTTACCGTAAATCCAGTAGTAGATCTGCCTGTACAATTATAACCTGTTGTTTGATAGAAAGCATTTCCTGTGGTTGTTTGTCCTGTGCAATTATAACAAACTAATCCATTAAATGCTATGGATGTATTTGAAAAAGCAAAAGAATCATAAGCTGATGCTCCTGATTGTCCTGCAAATGCTACTCCTGTTGAAGATATACCTGTGCAATTTCTTATAACATCCGAAGCATAATTGCAAAATATACCTGTTCCAGAAGCATTTTTTATATAACAATTTTCATAAGAACAACCACCTGTAAAGTTAGGTGTTGATATACATCCGCCCGTTCCTGTGTTTTCTATTCTACTGTTCTTAATATTATTTACAGCAAAAGAACCTGGAAACAAGGCTGCTGATGAATTACCAATTACATCTACTCCATCAAATGACCACCCGTAGACTCCAAAACCCGTTGTTGTTATTATTGAAGCAGTACCTGTTGTTGTAGTATAAATTATATATACTGAACTAAACTTGAAATTTATAGCTGTAGTAAATGCAGTTCCATCTCCTGAAAATATTACTCCTGTTGAAGTTGCTGTATTTGCTCTTTTTATTGTTAAATTATTAAAGTAATATGTAAAAATTCCTGCCCCAGCTGAGGTTGCAAATACATCTCCTGTATTTCCAGAGTATGTGTATGTATGACCGTTACCTTGAATTATAACATCAGGTTTAATAGTAACAACACTTGTTGCTATTACATCAGCGAACATTTCAATTGTTTGACCTGCTGTTGCAGCAGCCATTGCTAATTGTAATGTAGCATAATAAGTATATACTCCACTAACATTTGAAATACCCCAAACACCAGAAGATCCTGTTACATTTACAGTAACATTATTACCAGATGTTGTAGCTGTTACACCTGTTCCTGTAAAATTAATTTGTGCTACATCAGATGTAAGAGTTGATCCCTCATCCAGTACTTTAATTGATTTTCCTATGTTTATTCCTGTACTCATTTTTAATATGTTTTATTTAATATGCAAATATCGCTATAAATACTATTACCTAAATTAGCAGCCCCCCATTGAACTGTAATATCTAAAGTATTAGCTATTGTTGTATCAAAGGTTGTGCTATTAACATCATTAAAAGCAAATCCTTCCGTAACACCATTTGATGTCTTAGTATAATGGAATGTACCTAACGTAACTATAGATGCTACACCTGGTCCTCCTAATGCTCTTACAGTGAAATCTACATTCAAAGAGAATACATTGTTTGTAATATTAGTTATTGCCTTAGCACCACTGTCAGCTAGTATAGAAGTACCATCCTTTACTTTTACTCTTATGGTTTGGTTATTAGCTACATTTAGTACGCCAGCTATAACAACCCTAAAACTATCACCTACTTTAAATCCATTAGCAGGAACAGATAAACTACCTACACCACCATTTATTAATGATGTCTCTACAGCTGTATTAGTAATAATAGTACTGTTTGCTGTTTGAGCAAATAATCCCCTTGTATAGCCAAGAGGATTTGAATAATAATAATCTATATCAATCTCAGTTGCCACTAAGTAAGTGTTATGATAATTAATTCTGCTCCAGCATTAGTAAGAGTATTATATGTTATTGCTGCTAAGGTATTGTTAATAGCACCTGCATCAAAGTTTAATGTTTCCCCAGGTTTAAGATTTATACCTCCAACAATAGCATTAGCTGTTCCAACACTAGCAAACGATGCTGAGTAAATATTAGGGCCTACTGTACCATTGCTTCCAGATGGTCTAAGAAAAGTAGCTATCCTTTGAGGACC